AAAAAATATTTTCACCAAAAGCCCTTAATTAGAGCTTTCTTTATTGAATGATAGCACACTTTTTTCAGTCCAATCCACAGAAAAACTTGTAAAATTATCTATAACAAAAAAATACTAACTTTTTCACAACACACAAATATACAACCTAACACCTACCTCCTTATCTTTGCAACATAAAATAATAGTACTAAAAATCAATATTTTATGTTTAAAGAAAAAATTCTCCAATTGCTCAAAACTAAGTATGCAGCATTAGGGTTGAGCGCGCAAGTGCTTGAAGGAGTAGCTACTAATTTAAGTACTTTCGTAACCGAAGAAGCACAAGTAGAACCAGCTGTCGCTGGGGCTGAATCTATGCTAAAACATCTCCAATCGTTCGCCGATAGTCGAGTAAACACTTTCAAAAACGAAAGTGAAAAATATAAGAAAGAAGCTGAGGATTGGAAAGCTAAATTTGAAAAGGGTAAGGAGCCCGCTGACACGCAACCTACACAAGGGGGCAATCAGCAACAACCTAATTCCGAACTCGCCACCGTGCTCGAAAAACTCAACGCACTGCAAGACACATTTGCAGAGTTCCAAAAAGGTCGTACCTCCGAAACTCTCAAAGAACAATTCGTTAGGGCAATGAAAGAGAAAAACATACCCGAAAGCTACTACACCCCAGCACTCGCAGGGCGTGAATTTGCTGACAATACTGCCGTCGAAACTCTTACTATAGAAGTAAGCAACGGCTTTGAAAAGCAAAAACAAGAACTTGCTGACTTGGGTTTCTCTTACTCTAAAGCCCCTGACAACCCAGACACTCCTCTTAAAGAGGAAGAGGCTCTTGCTAAACAAATCGAGCAAGACACTCAAAAAATAGTGGAAGCTCAAAAAGCAACTGCTACAAATCACTAACATTAAATAATAAACAAAATGCCAGCAGGAATTAAGTATGACCTTAAAGGTCAAGAAGTAGAGAAAGAACTCTACAATGTAAAAACAGGCTACCGATTGGCAGGAGGTTTTAATCTTGAAGACAATGATATAGCAGAGGGTACTTATGTACCTGTATTAGCTCCTTTGTCTGTGGATTTTAAAACCCGCATTGCCAAAGTATCAAAGGCTGTAAAAGCTACTGAAAACATTGACAATACTACCCTAAAAATCCAAAAGGGAAGCCTTGTTAAAAAAGGTATGCACATTGGCAACGGCACGAAGGGCGCAACCATTTCAGCCATCGACACTACCAATGCCAATTATGACGCTCTTACCCTATCAGCTACCATTGACGGGGTAAAAGCAGGAGATGTCCTCTTTGAAGCCAAAACCGTAGCAGGTAAAGAAGTCAAAAATCCCGCTAATTTCCTTAACTATGCAAGGGTAAAGAAAGAAGCAGGGGCGACTGTTACCGCTCTCGGTCAGGCGTATGAAATCCAAACAGAAAAGCTCTACACCCCCGTATCGGAACAAGATAAGGCAACACTTGGGGCAAGATTTATGTTCATTTAAAACTCAAACACTATGATTTTAACATTAGAAAAACTTTTTAACAGCCCACTCATCATTAAGGCGGTAATTGATAGGGTAATGCAAACTACCCTTGACACTATCGTGTGGAAACGATATTTAGATTTTGAAGAAACCAAATCACGTTTGTTCAAAACCTATCTTGGTACCGTTACGGGTGTGGTTATGGGTTCAGTGATTGACAAGAACTCTAACAAACCTATCCGTGAGCGCAAAACGCTTGGCAGTGGTACTGGTGAGGTTGCCGACTTAGGGAACTCTTTCCAAATGGACAATGAACGCCTTAGTATCGTGCAACAACTCATCGACAAGTACAACCAAGCAGGGGCAGGACAACCTGCTGTACTTACCGAAATCATCAACTACCTTGCAGATGATATTCGTCAATGTACCCTTGCGCCTCATAAGCGTATGGACTATGTTGTGGGACAACTCATATCTACAGGGGTAGGAGAGGTCAAATTGGACGACAACAAAGAGGGTATTACCCTTATGAAAATGGAACTCCCTATAATGAAGTTTGACCCTACAACAGCCGAAAAACCTAATTTCATCGCCTACTTGCAAAAGATAGTCGAAGAAACTCGTGCCAAAGTAGGTACTTTTGCTCTTATGGAAATGACACGTAGCACTTTCAATAAGCGCATTGTAGCTTCTAATGAGTTCAAAAACACCTACAAAATGGTATTAGGCAATGCACAAATAGGCGTTGCAGGGGGTATCATTACCGAAGCAATGGCGAACCAATTACTTACCGGTATAGGATTACCTCCTCTTCGTATTGTAGAAGACTACGTGGTGAAAGAAGATGGTACAAGTACTAACATCTTTGCCGATGAGCGTATTGCCTTGTTGCCTACTACAAAAATAGGTAAGATGATGTGGCATCAACCTTACGAGCTTGCTGACCGTGTTCCCGATAGAACCTACACTGTATTAGAGGGTGGTCATTTTATCACCACTAAACGTACAGAAGAAGGTCGTTTTGTGGAATATGGTTGTGAGTGGATACCAAACATCACCGCTCCTCAGCGTATGGCAATCATCAACACTTCTAAAATGGGATAATATGACAAAAAAGGATTATTTCCGTCAAAGGTTTGCCTCTTTGGGGCTTTCTCTCACTGAGGCTGACCTTTTAGATTTAAATGTCCCAAATTTAGAAGACGAAGCTAAAAGCGAAGAGCAGGAACAAATGTACATTGCTTTTATTAAGTTTATACCGCAAATGCTCTTGCACCCAACCTCAATATCTGAAGGAGGTACAAGTATATCACGAGCAAACAAAGATGATATTATAGCATTCTATGGTAACGAATGTAAGCGGTTAGGACTTAAAGACGAACTTTCTAAGAAACCAAGAGTGATATTTTTATGATATTAGATAATGGCACATTACAAGTACAAACCATAGTAGGAGGCGGACTTGTGGACGGCATACCTCAATCGGGGGTATCTGAATGGAGCGAGCCTATACCTTGTCATATTGTAGCAAACACTCTTAATCAGCGAGGAGTGTTTAAGGATAGTACTTTTACACAAAGCTCTTTTACTGTGTGGTTTGATTATGGTTTGTACGTATTCAGTGCCAAAAGGGTACGTCTCTTTAACAACAAAAATGAGGTATTAGGAGAGTTTGAAGTACAAAGCATTGAGCACGCCGATTTAGTGGGTAGAACAAAAATCACTGTATAATGATAGAAGGAAAGCTAAACATTACCTTTGATAAAATCAAAGAAAAGTATATCAATGAAGCTACAAATAAATTCATTGAGGTTGGCGAACGATGTATCATTGAAGCACGGGATAATGGGGCATATACCGATAGAACAGGCAACCTTCGCAATTCTGTAGGTTATGTAGTACTCCTTAATAGTGTAGAAAAATCTAAAAGCAACATTTCTGCACTCAACCAAAAACTTATTGAGGAGCTAAAAAGTAAATATCCTAAAGATTTGGTGCTTATAGTGGTTGCAGGAATGAATTACGCTGCTTACGTCGAAGCTAAAGGTTTTAATGTGCTTTCATCTGCCGAGCTAATAGCTAAAAACATCTTAACAAAACTCTATTCATAATGAAAAAAGGAGGTACACAAATTGAAAAAGACGTCTTTGACATATTCAAAGATGAAATAAAAAGATTCATTAAAGGCGATGTGTATCTGCAAGGTACACGCCCTCACAATTCTAACAAGGAAGATTGTGTAATAGGCTATCTTACGGGTATCAATAATGATGTACAACAAGGCAAAATTAACATCAACTTCTATGTACCTAAAATCAATATAGGAGCGCAAAAGAATGTGAAAAATATTGCACGTATCTTAGAGATTGAAGATTTTATGAGCCGTCTCGTACAGCGCGCCCCTGATGAATATCTTTTTGTACAAGAACAAACCATCAATAGCTTTGAGGAAGATAGCAATCAAAACCTTGTAAACGCTCAAATCCTCTATAAACGTTTTAGTATTAATAATTAAAAAAACAAAACATTATGGCAAATATTATAAGCTGGGGGAAACCCAAATTAGAATATGTCAAGTTGGAGAATGGCGAAATGCCACAAACACCCACTTGGAAAGCGTTTCCTACACCTGTTGAAAACTCGACAAAGTTAGAGACAGAAGAAGGAGATAGCAAAGAAGCTAAAGTAGAAGGTGGTGAAATTATTGCTACCCGTAAGAACGCCAGCAAGTATAAGTTGGAGTTTGAAATCTACGAAACAGACGACCTTGTTATACCTATTCCAGATGAAGATGGTATTATCCTTGACCAGTATGCTGTGAGACTTTCACCTGAAAACAGTAGCGCGAAAGGTTTTATAATGGATAAAACCAATGTTTCGTCTATAAAAACGTGGGACAGTGAGATTGGAGGTAAAATAAAATATACCTTTACAGCTCTCAAACCCAAAACAGGCAAAATGCTCAAAGAGTATAACGGATAATCAAACGTTAGGTACAGGGGTTAGGTAACAAACACCTAACCCCAAAACCTACTCTAACACACTTAAACAATGGACATACAGCAAAAAACTGCAGAAACCATACTACAGCAAACGCAACCTGTAACTATATCAGGAAGCACCTATCACGTACCACAACCTACCCTTGCAACCCTTATTCTTGTGTCTCAGGAAATCTCCCATATACCAATGGAAGAACTCAATAGAGAAAAGGCATTAGGGGAAGCTTTCCAAAAAGCACCATATGGGAAACACATCGCTCGTGCTCTTGCTATAATGATACTTGGAGCTCCCAACCCTAAAATCACCTTGTGGGGACGACTCAAAAAACTATTTAGCAACCACAAAAAAGAACTTCAAGTCCTCACTAATAAAATACTATATCAACTAAGCATACAAGAGACAGGCACACTTTTAATTCAGCAACTTGGCAAAATGCAGACTACCGATTTTTTTATGCTTATCACTTTCCTCAACGAAGCGAATCTGCTAAAACCGACAAGGAAAGTGAGCGAAACGACAGTGTCTGGGCAATAGTCGGTGGATTCCTAAAACAATATCCTAATATAACTTTTAATGAGGCTTTGTATGAAATATCCTTTGCTAATATAATGCTCTACAATAGTGTAATACCTGAATATTATTCTGTTGATGAAAAGGACAAAGGAAAGGTTGTTACAGATAAAAGCCCTGAATATAACAAAGAATTAGAAAAACTAATAAATCAATCTTAATAAATGAATAAACTACTAAAATGGCTACTCAAAGCCAAGATAAAGATAGCGATATGGGCAACGCCGTTGGTATTGCTTTTCTACTTTGATGATAAGATACATCTAAGAGATAGGGTGTATTACTTTTTTGTGGTATTCTTTAAGAGCATACCGCTACTGTTATTATATTCTTATTTCTCATCAGATGAGAGAAGTGTGTTGTTTTATATGGGTGTAGGTGTGGTACTGCTTATTGATATGTTAGTAGGTATGTGGTATCATTACACAATAGGGGATTTCAGCTTTGAAGAGTTGTTTAAAGATACGATAAAGAAAGTAGCTATAATTGCTTGTGTGTACATTTCACTTTTTATAACAAAAATACCATTGAGCGAATCGGAAGCTGGTAAAGTGTTTGTAAGTACTATTCAATTTATGACATTAATGTATCCAGTAAGTAGTATTTCTAAGAATGCCTTTGTTCTTTCGGATGGGAGATTCCCGCCTAAGTTCTTTATGAAAGCGTTGTATAACTATGAAAAGAGCGGTAAACTAAAACCTTTTTTTGAAAAAACGAGCAAAGGAGAAATGCCTGAAGAATTAGATAATAATAAAACAGACGAACAACAATGACACCAAAAGAATTTATAAAGCAGTACAAACCTTTTGCCCTGGAAAGCGAAAATAAAACGGGTATATCGTATCTCTTTACCTTGGCACAAGCAGCATTAGAAAGCGGTTGGGGAGAGCGTGGCGTTGGCAATAACTTTTTTGGTATAAAAGTATCTAAAAACCTTGTCAGCAGCACGCCGAATGAGAAAAAGCAATTGTTACGCACTACTGAAGTGTTATCGAGTGCAAATGCTGTATTTCCTAAGATATTCAGCATTAAGAAGCGAGCTGATGGCAAATACACTTATTCCGTGTTAGACTGGTTCAGAAAGTACGACACGCC